GTGGTACTGGATTCCTAAAACTCTCACAGAAAGTCATTCGTGACCTATGGGAGAGCAATCCTGTCTGTGAATTTCGAGGCAGACCACTAAAGTACATTTGCGAATACACAGTCATTAATGATAGTTTTCACGGAGAAGATATTGTTCTCTGCGAAAAGATCAAAGAACTTGGTTACCAGATTTGGTTAAATCCAACACATACGGTGACACATATTGGAACCAAAAAGTTTAAAGGCGATTTTCAAAAGTCATATAACCTATGAACTCCATTGATATTGTAACACCTACAATGTGGTGTGTGGAAAATTTTATCGATTATCTGAAACAATACTGTGAATTCTCAGCAGTTAATTCGATTATTTTAATCGATAATCAAAAATCCAAAAGACCTAATGATCCGATTCTTCAGCATCCAAAGATTAAATTGGTTTGCTACAACAAAAACATCTATGTGAATCCTGCTTGGAATGAAGGTTACTATCGTTCCAATTCAGATGTTCTATGCATTTTGAATGATGATGTCTTTGTAGAAGAAGGTATCTTCAATTATATCTCCACATTGGATATGGAGAATATTGATATCATTGGTTCTTATCTGAAAGGAAGTGTTGATAACTTTCATATCGCACATCAACCAGATCAATCAGACGAACTGATCAAACTGAATATTCTAAAGAACAGACCGATTGGAAGTCAGAGTTATGCATTTGGTGTTTGTATGTTTATCAAACGCTCCAAGTACAAAGTCATTCCAAGCCTTTATAAGGTCTGGTATGGTGATGACTACTTAATTCAGAACTGTGAGAACATTTATGCTCTGAAAACCAATAAGATCAGTGGTGAAATTTCAAAAACTCTTGGAATCAAAAAAGGTCCGATACAAAAACGAATTGATCTGGACACACATAATGCCTATCAGTACAATCACTTTAAGGGTGCAAAGCAATGGGACATTATAAAACATACTCTTCAACCTAAAACAAATATTTTTGGATACTAATGGAAAACGAACTTCGCATTATAGAACAAGTTCCAACGGGTTGGACTGATCATATTACATTTGCCCAATGGATTGTTAACAGAAAAAATCCAGAAGTGACTGTAGATCTAGGTGTTGATTTTGGTTATTCAACATTCTGCTTTGCTCTACCAAAGATCGGTACAGTATATGGTATCGATTGCTTTGAAGGAGATCCAATGGTAGGATTTAAAAACACGTTTGAATATGTCAAGCAAAAGAAAAAAGAACTTCAATTCAATCACGTTAAGTTTGTAAAAGGTTACTTTGGAATGGTTGCAAAACAATGGAAGCATCCAATTGATATTCTACACATTGATGGTTATCACACTTATCAAGCAGTGAAGAATGATTATGATACCTGGAGCAAATTTGTAAAAGACGATGGTGTGATTTTATTTCACGATACCTTTGTTCAAAAACCAGGATATGAAGTCGATAGATTTTTTGCAGAATTGAATCTACCTAAGGTCAATTTCACCTGCTCTTATGGTCTTGGTGTGGTATCAAAGGACCAGGATTTAATAGAAGAAATCCGAACCACGTTTCAACTTTAAGCGTTTTAAATCTCTTATACATAATATAGAATGAATTGAAATTTTTATGAGTTCTAAAAAGTACTGCATATTCCACGTTCAGGGTGGAATCGGAAAGCACATTGCAGCAACAGCAGTCGCAAAGTGTATTAAAAACAATTATCCTGATAGGAAGTTAATTGTAGTTTGCGTCTACACAGAAATCTTTATCAACATTTCTTTTGTTGATCGTGTCTATCAATTAGGAAATACGAGTTACTTCTATCAGAATTATATTCGTGATAAGGACTCACTCATCTTCCAACACGAACCTTATTATACAACGGACCATATTCACAAGAAACTTCCACTGATTGAAAATTGGTGTAAGTTATATAATCTTAAATTTAATAATGAAAAACCAGAACTGAAGTTTAATAATCTTCAGAAAAATATTTCCAGAGAAGTTTGGTGCAAGGGTAAAAAACCTGTAATGGTCATTCATACCAATGGAGGTATGATGACGACAGATGCCAAACCATATTCCTGGACTCGTGATATGCCATTTGAACTGGCACAGAGAATTGTAGATCATTACAAGGACAAGTATCACATTTATCAAATTACCAAATTGAACTCTCCAAAACTGGAGGATGCTTATCCAATTTTTGCAACTCCAGAAAGTTCACTATCTCTCATCGAACTTTTTAGTATTCTTATACATAGTAAGAAGAGAATCTTAATCGACTCCTGTATGCAACACGCAGCAGCAGCATTAAGATTACCCTCTACAGTTCTTTGGAGCGGCACGAGTCCGAAAGTTTTTGGTTATGAAATGCACGATAATATCTGCACCGAAATTCCATATGACTTTAAACTTCCAGGAAGTTACTTTTTTGATTTTGATTTCAATGGAAACGAAGTAGAGTATCCATTTGGAGAACAAGAAGAACTTTATGATTTTGATAAAGTCATTGCATCTATCGACAAACAATAGGAGGATTAAAAACCAATGAAGGAAATGATTAAAGAAATTATCCGTGAGGAAATGAGCAGAATGAATAAAACATTCTATTTTATGGCAGGTCTTCCAAGGTCTGGAAGCACACTGCTTTCGTCAATTCTAAACCAGAATCCAAGATTTTATTCTGGACCTAGCTCTCCTGTAGTACCTACAATGATTGCTCTGGAGAATAGCCTTGCCAATGATGAACTGTATCTGGGTTATCCAAAACCACAACAAGCAAGAGAAATCATTGCTTCAGTTCTTCCCCAGTTTTATGGTGATCGTCCAGAACCAGTAATTTTCGATAAGAACCGTTCTTGGACTGTTCGTATGGAATATATTCCTGGTTACTTTGATGTTCCACCTAAGGTTATCTGCCCTGTTCGTGACACTGCAGAGATTCTGACTTCGTTTATCTCAATGATTCGTCGCAATCCTTATCAGGTTGATGGACGTATTAACTTCATTGATGAAATGCTCATCAAGAATAACATTCCTCTGACGGATGATAATCGTTGCGAACTGCTTGCAAGCCCTGCAGGTATTCTTGGTCAGTCGGTAGAAGGACTCAGAAAAGCACTAATGGAAGGTTATGATGAATCACTGCACTTTGTAGAGTATCGTGAGTTAACAACCAATCCTCAGGAAACTATTCAAAAACTTTATGAGTTCTTGGGTGAAGAACCATTTGAACATACCTTTGATAATCTTAAGAATGAAAATCGTGAGAATGATGGTATGGTTTATGGATTTGCTGATATGCACGAAGTACGTCCAGTTGTAAAATCAACTGCACCAAGTCCAGAAGAAATTCTCTCAGAAGAAATTCTAGAGAAGTGCAAGAACACTGAGTTCTGGAGAGTCGTACAAGATACCGATGAGGTAGAAGAAACTGAAGAAGTTTCGGAAATCACTACCGAAGAGTCAGATGATTCTGGTTTAATCGGTGGTTGATATTCATAAATAAACTAAAAAGGAGTTAAACAATGTCTGAAGAAACTAAAGTTCCTACTGCTGAAGAAATTGCTGGTGCTATCTCTGCAATGCGTGATAGTGTATGGGTAATTACGAGTGAGATGGAAAAGGAAGAAGTCACTAAGGAAGTCGTTGATGCTGTTGGTAGAAACGTTGCACACTTAGAACTTCAAATGGGTAACGAGCACATTAGTGGTGCTGATGATGACCTTTCTGATGTTGAAGCAGCAATCACTGCTGGTAAAGCATTCGTTGCAGAACATAGCTGAAGCTAAACCCTGATCTTCAAAGGCGACAAACCTAGTCTAGTCGCCTTTTTAGGTCTTGTCAATACTTGACAGAATAAATTTTTTAATTTAATATAGAAGTATTTAAAAGAAACCAATGAACGAACAACAACTACACCTACAGTCTGCTATTCAACAGCAGAGTGAATTGATTCAAGAAATTCAAGAACTGAATACTAAGATTGTTGAAAAAAGAGAGATGGCAGTGAAACTCCAAGGAATCATTGAATATCTTCAACAAACTGGTGTGACTGTTCCAGAACCAGAAGTTGCTGAAGAGACTGCAGAAGCGGAAGTAGCAGCAGAATAATTCAATGAATTTCACAGTATATTCTAAAGATAATTGCCCCTATTGCTATAAAGTTAAACAAGTCCTTGAATTGACTGGAAGTAGTTATGTAGTGTATAATTTAGGTGAGCATTTCTCTAGAGAAGAGTTTTATGCTGAATTTGGGCAAGGATCAACCTTTCCTCAAGTTGTTTGCGATGATCAAAAGATAGGAGGATCCGTTGACACAATCAAATTCCTCAAGGAGCAACAAATCATCAAATCCTAACCTAAATAAAAAGGAAGACCACTTTAATCGTGGTGTTGAATTGATTCTTAATGGAGGAAAAAGAAAGCAAACTCAACCTTTCCACATCATCTTTGAAAAGATGGTTTGCTTTCTGAATCGGGAAGTAACCATCTATTTTGAATTTTCCTTTAAATCAAGGAAAAGAAAAGTAGTTTCCCGGAGAAAAAGAAATGTTAGCAACTAGTTTGGTTTTAGGTTGTTTTTTAACAGTATTATTTCTTATAGTGGGACTTGTAACTGGTTGGGTCGCCCGAGAATATATGATGAATTATCAGGACCGTCCAAAACTCCATCCAGAGTTTTTTGATAGCAAAGGCAATGTAATTCCTGATGAAGTATTAGCAATTAGCTTTAATCCTGATTACTTCGATGATTACGAAGATGAGGATGAAGAGGAATAACTAAATAGTGTAAATGAATTTAGATTTTGGATTTTTATGACTACAACAACACAGAAAAAAGTAACTAGCAAACCCAAAACAGTTACTGCCAAAACAAAGACAGAACAGATTCCAGATCTTCCTGGAAATCCATTTGCATTTGAAGTTCTTCAACTTGTTTCAAAGCAAAGATCAAATGCTAAAAAAGTTGAAGCACTGAGAAAATATGACCATCCTTCTTTGAAGGCAATTTTTATTTGGAACTTTGATGAGAGTATCATCTCAGTTCTTCCTCCTGGAGATGTTCCTTATGCCGCTACAAATGAACAGACTTCATTTAGCGGAACTCTCTCTGGAAAAATTGATGACGCTGTTTCCAAAATGGGAGAACTTGGAAGTAACTCTCTAGGATCTCAGGATCAAGGGCGTTCATCGATTCGCAAAGAATATGAGAAGTTTTATAATTTCGTTAAAGGTGGAAATGATGGACTGAGTTCTCTTCGTAGAGAAACAATGTTCATTAATATCCTACAAGGACTTCATCCTTTTGAAGCAGAAATTCTGTGTCTTGTAAAGGATAAAAGACTTGAAGAAAAGTATAAGATTACAAAGGAAGTTGTATCTGAAGCTTATCCCGACATTCAGTGGGGAGGGCGTTCGTGAGTCAGGTTCTTGAAAAAGTACAGGAAAAGCATATGGACCATTGGACACCCGCAGAAAAAGAAACTTGTAAGTCACGTTATGGTTGCGACATTCTGATTGAAAATGGTTCTTATGCTGATGTCTGCACTAAAGAGGCACCCAATGATGCCTATATCATTAAGTATCTTGTAGATGATAAGATTTGTTTCGATCTGACCAGAGGAACAAGAACTCGTTTGTTTGATATGTACTGGGATAAGTTTCGTGAAAATTTAAAGAGTATTGGTTTTGGATATGGTAGACATAATCCAAAGACCTGGGGTTATAAAGCACCCGAAAAGAAAAAGCGAAAGTGATTTCCCAGATCGGGGAAAAATTTCCCGGCAAAATTTTGACTTCTTAAAGTTTTCTAAAATTGTATCAGGAAATACACACAAAACTTCCTAAATACAGTGAATAGAGGTATAATAATCCTCTAACGTTCATCCTATGACTAAAGCACTTTTGCTTTTAGCATGGGTTCCACTTCTTTCTATTTCTACGCCACAACTTGCCAAATCAAATCAGGTGACAATAAGTTGCGACGCAGCGTGGGAACTAATGGACATCGTTAAAAACGACGATGTAGTAGACCAAAGAAAAGAAAACCGATTGCTATCAGAACTCCGAAAGGACGTTATAAAACTTAAGTGCTAAAATTAAATAGGACGCAAGTAAGCCGACTCGGAACGGAACGTTCATCTATGGAAACACTCATTTTAACTTGCCTACAAGCACAGTTAATGGTTGGGAGAATTCATAAAGTTGATATTCCAAAACAAGCCAAAAATGACTTGATTTGGGAAATAAAACAGATTTCTCCAAAAGAGTGTAAAATAGACGCAAAAGCCGACTGAAGGAACGGGAATTAAAAACTCTCATTTCTTTAGGGGAAAACAAATGGCTAAAATTGTCTACAGGGGCGTTGAATACGATACTGAAAAGCGTATTCAGTATCAACAGCAAATGCAACAACAAGCCCAACAATACAACGAAACCTATCGTGGTGTTAAGTTTGTAAAGGAGGGACATAAGTGATGCAAAAGCTAAACTTCCTACAACTTATCAAAGAACAAAAACAAAAAGAAGAGCGTCGTCACCAAGCACAATTAGCACAACTAGTTGGAGCAAAGTGATGTTTGCAATATTACAAATTGCAGCAGGATCTGCGGTTGCAATAGTGTTATTGTCTCTTTATATTCAATTTTTATTTAAGTAGAAATCGGAGGGGTTGATTCCCTCCTTTTTTAATAGGTATAAACTCGTAGGCATAAATTATTGTTAAGGAATCAACACAAAACACCTAGATAGTAGTAGAATATAGAGGTGAAACGTATGAACGAAAACCCCTTTGTTATGTTATTCTATGTGCATGGAGGTTATTATGCACAACCTAATCTCTTACAATCAACTAGCTGGATGGGAACACTTTGAGGAGACAGTAGAACGATCTAATGAACAGAACGAC